AGTTCTGTCTCTCCTCCTCCGTTCCCGGAGGAGTTTCTTTCAGCATCTTATCGACAACCCTGTCCACTGCATCCGCAATCTGTTCTTTCCATCCGGATGACGCTTTTTCATCAATGAGTTGTGACTGGATGTCCTCGAACGATGCTCCCGCTGCTGCTCCCGTGATTCTGATGTCCTTTTTCCCTTTTGCTGCAATCAGAATCAAATCATCGTCATACGCTGCCATGTAATAGTCGAATTTTGCATTGAAATTCTCTTTCGGATTGATTATGACCTCCGGTTCACTGCTGCCCTCTGTCTGAATCATTACACCGATATATTTCTGACCTGTTCCCTTTGCCTCGATGAATAATGCTTTTAATTGCCCTTTTTTCACTTTCCTGTTCCTCCATTCAGCATCCTCTCGAATAACTGCTCATATAATGCCTTGTATGTGTCACGCTCCGTCTCAAGCCTCACAACAATCTCCGATGTCTCTCCTGCTGCCTCCTGTGGTTTTTCGGTTTTCTTTTCTTCTGACGACTGCTGCATCGCTTGAATTTTGTTGCGATAGTATTCAATTTCCTCCTGCTGTTTCTGAATCGTCTCATTGTACTGCTTTGATGTCTTTCCTCCACCGCTCAACTGTAAGGAAATCATGAGAGCGATGTCGATGTTTTTCATTTCCTGCTCCGATACCTGCCCGATGTAGTTATTCACACGGTCGGTCGATACTGACGATACCTGTTCACACAATACTGTGGATAATCGTCCGGTACTGCGGACGGTCACATGTGTCGGGAGGTCTGTTTTCGGTTGCGTCGTCATATACACAACCTCAATCACTCCGGAGTACTTGTTGTTCTCGTCATTGCTGACTACAACTGCGGGTCTGTCCGCAAATTGTTCACTCCCGTTTGTCGCCCCCCCTCGTGCGATATAGAATATCTCTCCTCGTCTGATGTCATCCATTGCCTTTTCCTCCTTATTTCACCGCCATCATTCAGCATCCTCTTTCATGAGTGATGTTGCCATGATGCAATATCCGTCCTCAAGACCTGCAAACTCCTCAAGGATATATGTCACAAGCACTCTCACGGTGCGTCCTGTGTTCTTTCCGTCCTTGAACTCCATCATCTCAAGGATGTCGCCTTTTTTATAGCCTCTGTCATTCTTCCGGAGTTCAAATGTCTTTTCTCCGGATGCAACCTCCTCAAAAAATGTCGCTCCCAGTTTAATGTGATGCACTTTCTGACCGTTCTCCTGTGTGTCTGACGGGAGGTTGTTCATCTTCTCCTCCTCTGCCTGTTCACGGAGTTTCTTTTTCGTTTCACGGTCGATTGCATCCTGCTCCTCGTTATATCTCTGCTCGTCTGTCTTGTATGCCTCTGCACGGTTCTTGTACTGGTCGCATGAGGTACATGTTCCGGTCTTTACGTTGCAGGTCTCGTATTCGGTGCAAGAATAACAGATTGATGTGATTCCCTCCGGATGCGGTGTCTCATAATCGTCGCCCGCTTTCTTTTCCTCCGGAGGATTCATGCTGTTTTCGGATAACTGCTGCCCTGCTGTGTCTGAATCTGACACGGTGTCCTGCTGCCCCGCTGCATCCTGCTCCTGTTCCGGTTTCTGCGGTGATTTCATGTCCTTAATTTCCGTATAGGACAATTCTCCGTTTTCCTTGTACTTTGCAAGTGCCTCCTGCTGCATCTCCGGAGACATCCCACTCAACTCATACGCTGCGGAGAATGTGAGACGCTCGTTGTTGAGTTCCTCTCGAAACTCCGGAATCAGATTGTTGTTGACGCTCTCAATCTGTGCGATCTTGGTCTTTGACATCTTGAGCATTGAGGCGATGACATCACGGAGGCGACCGGACTGGAGGTCATATCCTTTGATTTTCTTTCCATCCGTTTTCATACGCTCAAGACACGCTTTGAGACGCTGTTCCTCCTCGATGACATCCTTGAGAGACTTTGTCCGGTATGCGTTTGCGATGATGATTTCCACCTGCTCCTCGTCCTCGTCCTGCGGTGTGGTCAGTTTGCAGGTCGCAATCTCAAAATCTTTATATCCCTGCTCGACAAGGTGCTTGAGTGCAAGCCACCGTCTCTCACCTGCGACGATTCTATATTCACCCTGCTCATTCGGCTCAAATACAACCTCAAGATTCTGTTTGAGACCATACATGAGGATGTCTCCTGCCAGTTCCTCAATATCTTCCAAATCGTAGAAATTGAGTTTGTTCCGGTACATCTTGAAAATTGAAATGTCCTTTGTCCGGAATCTCGCTCTCGGTGATTCGTCAACTCCTGCCTTGCTGTTCTTGTTCAGTGCGTCCATGACGCTGAATCCTGTTGCCATCTTCTTTCCTCCTGTTTTCTCCCGTCAATGCGGTCACGATTTCTTTGTATTCCATTTCACACTCGAAAATCTGTGCGTCGAGTGCGTCCAGTCTCTTGTATAACTGGTTTTCAATGCTTTTCGGTACTTTCTCGCCATTCCGCAGCAATATACCGATTATCTGATATTTACTCTTGCAGGTCAGTTCCGTCAAAATCTGAATCTGTTGCTTTTGATTCTCTGCTCTCCGGAATGACCCGCATATCTCTCTTTCGGTCACACGCACCCGCTCCCCTATTCTGTTAATTTCTGCTTTTTGGTTTCTGTATGCTCGACGTTTATCTCGCCTTTGCTATTCTGCGATATAGATGCTTTGACCCCGCCTCGGAGGTTCAGAGTGACCTTTGCCAGTCCTCCGGTGTATATCTCCTCAACTGCTGCCTTGAGAATATTCACGATGCCCTCACTGCATCTCTTTTCCGGTGCTGCTGCCTCTCCGAACAATGCAGCGACGTTCTGCATCGCCTTTTCTTTCCTCTGTTTCTCTTTCTGATACTCAACCGCCTGTTCGCAGGTGCAGGACATTGTCGCTTTTTCCTCTGCCTGTGGCTCTGTCAGTTTCTCCTCGCTGTCAATCTGCACCATCTGTCCGCAGAATCGACACGGTGCTGTGTTGATGATGTTTCCCATGTTCAATCCTCTCTTTCTGTCGCTCTCATGCGACCTCCTGCAAAATTATCTTTCTGAATATGCTCTCAAATATCGGAACTGCGATGCTGTTCCCTGCTTGGTCATATAAAGCCTTGTAGTATTTCCCGTTTCTTTCTTGAACTGCTTTCGCCCTGTCAAAATCCTCGTCTGAATATCCCATCAATCTCCAACACTCACGCTCTGTCAAATACCGATACCGTCCATCTCCTCGGTCGATGACCTGTGCAGGTGTCCGGTCTTGCCTTGTTGTGATTGTATATGCACAATCTTTGATGACCGTCGCTCTCCGTATTCCTTTTTCTCCGATACATGCAAGGACAGACGGTTGTGTCACATCGTAGATGTCCGGAACGTCATCCTCAAGGAACTCTTGCAGGTTTCGCATCGGTGTCCTTATGAGGTCATCGAACTCAAATTTTTCACCGTTCAGAACAGAAATCGTGAACACTCTTTCTCTCGCTTGTGGCAATCCGAACTCTCTTGCATCTAAAACCGCATAATTATTCGTGTACCCCAGTTTTTCCATCTCGACCATGTATCTGTCGAAATTCGGTCTCATGTACTTTGATTTCACATTCTTCACGTTTTCCCATATCACATAACGAGGTCGCCATTCTCCCATATTCTCAATGATATGTATTGTCTCCCACATGAGAGAGGAACGTGTTCCGCTCCCCTCGTCTGAACCTTTCCCTCTGTTGATTCTTCCGTCTCCTGTCGCTTTCCCTTGATGTCCTGCGATGCTCATGTCTTGACAAGGCGAACCATGAATCAAAATATCCGGTTTCAGATTCCATCCGACGACCGTCTGTGTTTTATATTCTAATTCCTCACGGAACATCGAATTGTATGACCGGACTGCTTTTTCATTGATCTCCACATAGTCGATTGCTTTTGTTGGGATGTTCAAATTTCTCAAGGCACATCGAGGCGAACCAATTCCCCCGAATAATTCAAGAATCTGTATTGTATTGTTCATGTCCTGCTGCCTCCTGTTCCTTTATTGCTAAATCCGGACATTCACGACAGTCTTGACCGTTCTCCTCGCACTGTTCCTGTTCGTGTTCCGTCACATCCTCCATGTCTTTTCCGTACCATCTGCAAAAACCGCTCATGTTCAAATCTCCTCTCTAATCAAAATCAACGAATTGTTCCGCTTTGAATCGGTCTCCCATATCCATGAAATAACCGTATAAAAACTCTTTCTGTTGCTTTGTCAGATTTTTCATGTTTGTCACTATATATCCGGTATATCCGGATGGATTGTGAATCAAGCAATATCCCTTTACCTCTGATAGAAAATCTCTCATGAGATGGTTAATTTCATTGCCTCTATTTTCTTTCACCCAGTTCCAATATTCCTCCGTGAACCCTTTTTCCTCACAGATTTGTTCTGCTGATTCCTCATGAGTTCCGAACGGTGATTCAGTGAAAACTCCTGTCGGAGACAACCACCCGAACTCTTTTTCCTCCTTGTCCTGCTGCCCTGCTGCGTCCTGCTCCTGCTGCATCTGTGGCATTATTCCATTGTTGAAATTTTCAAGATGCTTTGAAAACTTTTCCATGTTCATCTCACGCTCAATGATTTCCTCGTATTTCAGAGGTTTTCCCTCTTTCCCGTCCTTGAGCATGACCATCCGGCACGTTCCCCATTCCATCTCACTGAATCCCAAATCGTAGCACTCCATCACATAAAACAATCCCGTTTTCAAATCCGGATTCATGCGAATCTCGACCATGTCAATGAAATTTTTATTGTCCAGTGCATCCCATACAATGTGAAAGTAATATGCAAAACCTTTTTCAAACGATTTGCACTTTCCCGAACCGTCAAG